TACTTCAGTTGCTTTGACTACATGCCAATCAGTAGGGGATAGAAGTCCACTTGCTTGTTGTTTGATTTTGTTAATCTCTAATCCTTTTAATCCGTATTGTTTAATATCACCGACTTCTTTATCACTAGGTATTTCATCACCATCTTCAAATAGAATATCATTTAAAGGTTTTGCAGTTGCAGTGCCATAGCTTCCTGTGACAGTACCACTATCAAATACATAAGTAATATTTGTATTAATATAAAACTCTTCATCTTTTCTATTAGTGCTATCTATTTCTACAGTATAGATACCGATAGCATTTCTTTCTGCTTCGGTCCATAAACTATAAATAGTTTTAGGATATTGATTATCTCCTATTGTAATTCCTTTGTTTCCTTTAGGGAATTGTGTGATTTTTCCTGATTCTACTAATGCAAACATATTTACTCCTATGATAATGTTAGGTTAAGATTTCTACCTACCTCTAAAAACTTTGCTCCGTTATATCTAAATACAAACAAATCACCTTTAGCTGCTGTTGTAGTTAGTGTCGGTGCGGTGTCTGCTGTAAACTCATATGCAGCATTGAATGTAACTGTTCTTGAACCTGTGCCATCTTGAATAATTAATAAAGATACAAACTGTCCTGTTTGTGCATTGGTTCCTGCACCTAATGTTCTATTACCGCCTAGTGTTACTTTAGCTACAGATGATGTAGATACATCCCATGCTATTGTAGATGCATCTGTTAGTGTAGCCTCTGGAAAAAATGCTGCTCTAGTAAATGATGAATATCCTCCATCATTAAAGTTTACTAATTCATTTCCATCAAACTGTTTTATAATTATGTCTTTAGCATCTGTCATAGGTTGTACTACAGTATCTCCACTAGAAGTAGCAATCTTAATGTGGTCAGCACCATTTAATTTAATATCTATTTGGTCATCTGTATCTGCTGTAATACTTGTATCACCATCAACATCTAAGATTAACTCTTCACCATTGATGTCTCTGTTCATTGGTCCACCCACTGCACCAGATATTTCTACAATAAAGATTGCTGCTCCACTGGCAGGGGCTGTCGTAAATGTAATAGCCGTACCACCTGAAGATAATGTATAATCTGTTCCTGCTTTTTGTATAACACCATCGTGAGATACTAATAGTTGTGCAGGAGAACCTACTTGTGTTCCTAAAGCAAAGGCTGTATTAGAACCATTATAAGTATTACCACTGGTGTCTAAGACAGTGAATGTTCCGTTTTTAATTGATTGTCCTATGTATGCCATTATTTTAATACCTCTGTTGGAAATTGGTATGCTTCTACTTTTTCTACTGTGTCTAAGCCATTTGTAGCATCCCTTAATGCTTGTCTATAAGTAGTCATCGCACTAGACATTGTTAAATCACTACTACTAGTCCAATCTGTCTCTGCTAATAATCTGTTTCTTTTAGTTCTTAAATTGCTTAATGCTCTATCTAATGCACCATCATTCCATGCCTTTTCTTCTGCTTGTTTTAATGCTAATTCTTCAGAAGTCATATCTTCTACGACTGGTGTACCTAATCCAATGACTGTAACTTTTTTCATTATTCTTTAATCCCCCAAACTTGTATATCAGCCAAACTACCATTACCTGTATTTTGAGTTAGTTGAATTCCATCAAAAGAAGTTGTGGCATCAAAAGTTATACCACCCCTGTGAAATTGCTTTGCTCCCCCATTATGCTTAGAATTAAAATTAGTTGTAACCATTGTATAGTAAGATGTACTAAAAGGAGCAAATATATACATAAAACCTTGCATACCTTGTGAATCTGTCGCTTCCAAATCTTGAGCTAGAACACCAGAATTACCATTTGCATTATTTGTGTTTGCAGTACTACCATCCTGATAATTATATCTTATATAACTTTGATAATTAGCTTCTGAGTTTGTTGAGCCTCCTGTTCTAAATTTTAAATGACATTGATTACCATCAGTCGCTATTGCATATTTAAAAGTCACAAAATAATTTAAATATGTAGCACTAAAGCAACTATCTAAACTATAACTTCCTAAGTCTGAAGTGCTTGTCAAAGAACCTGTTTTTACAAATGTTGATGGTGTACCACTTACTGTACCTGTGAAGGCAAAGTTATCACTTAAATCTATACCTGTTGATGCTACTGTTGTTTTACTCATCTATCCTCCTATGGTTTAGTAGGCCAAGTTGCACCTTCACACTTAGCTACTGTATCTTTTCCTGCAGGTAAGTCTCTTAGACTTTGTCGATATGTTTTCATATCATCACTAAGAGTGCTATCTGATAAAGCTAGATAGTCTGTCTCTGCTAATAATCTGTTTCTTTTATTTCTTAATTCAGCCAAGGCTCTAGCAGGTGCTGCGTCAGCCCATGCTTTCTCTTCAGCATCTCTGGCTGTTTCTTCGTCTGCTGTGAACTGTACTTTAGTTCCGTTTATATTATGATATCTTGGCATTGTTTCTCCTTAATTTATTCCATACATTTCTATTGTACCTGAGTCTATGTTTCCGCTAGGAAACTTAAATTGTATTGCGTTTATAGCACTAGTGGTATTAAAATATCCTCCGATATAAGCATTGTCTGAAAAATCATCACTACCTCCATCAGATGCTGTTTGTGTGGTGGACAAAAAATTTTTTACAAATGTAGTGCTGCTTGGGTCAAACAAAAATAATTCACCACTAACATGTTGGTCTGCATCTGCTACTGCTGTGTTTACAGACAGAGGTTGAAAACTTGTTGAATTAGCAAGGTCTCTACTTGTCAAATATCTAACAGCCGCACTAGAATCATTTTCATAATGATATGCATCAAAAAAATTAGAAGTTATATTAGTATTATAATTACTGCCCCCATCTGTGCTACATTGAAAACTAAAGTCTACATTACCATCATGACTAGGGTGTATTTCAATAAATCTAAACTTATAAATATTATAAGTGCTATCTATATCACTAGTAAAACTTAATGTGCCACTACTAGAAGCTGTTACTGTAGCTAATTTTTTTTCTGCATACTCTAGTCCTGCCACAGAGTTGGTTCCTGTAAAAGCATAATTAGCAGTTAGGTCTATGGATGCAGGTTGTATCTTACTTAATGCCATACAATGCTATCCTCCCTGAATCTGTGTCTCCGTTAGACATTTTAAATTGTATTGCGTTAATTGCACTTGTTGTATTAAAATATCCTGCATTTAAATTTCTTTGCGTTGCATCACTTTTTTGACGAAAATGAGTATCGCACATAAAGTGTTTTACAAATGTGGTGCTACTAGGATTAAATAAGTATAATTCACCTGAACCCGCTTCTTTAGCATCACTTCCAATTCCTTCCATTAAATATTGAAAGTTAGTGCTTTGTGCTAAATCATTAGAGCCTTCATAATTTAAACCTGAACTACTATCTGCATCATTATGGTATGCTCTAATAGCAGATGAAGTAATTGTCACTCCATAACTACTGCCACCATTAGTGCTTCCTTGAAATTGAAATACTGCATCATTAGTTTCAGGATGCATATTTATAAATTTAAATAGATATGTTTTATATGTACCATCTAAAACTACACTACTAGCACCATTAACAAAACTAATTGTTGCACTAGAACTTGCATCAATATTCTTAATTAAAAATATTTTCTGTGTAGATGTTGCTCCCGTTGTTGTACCTGTAAAAGCATAGTTATCTGTTAGGTCAAAAGAGTTTGCTGCTAATTTACTAAGTGCCACTATACTACTCCAAATAAATCTATTGTTCCGCCTTGTATTTCACCAGAAGACATTTTAAATTGTATCGCATCTATAGCTGAAGTTGTATTAAAATATCCTGCAATAAGTGCATCCATTTGAACATCATTAGAAATATAATTATTTGTTCTTGCCATAAAATGTTTTACAAAAGTTGTCGAACTAGGATTATATAAACGAAATATTCCTGAGCAACTCTCATCATTTTCATTTCCCGTTGTTTGTGCTAAATATTGAAAACTTGTCCCCTGTGCTTGGTCATTACTTGTGCCATATTCTAGCCCTGCACTACCATCATTTTCATTATGAAATGCCGCACTCCAAGTGGATGTTACTGCTGTATTATAGTTACTACCTGAGTCTGTTGAACATTGAAATGAAAAGTAAACATTATTAGTTTCAGGATGTATATTATTAAACACAAACAAATATTCTTTATATGTAGAATCTATACCACTAGTAAAACTTGCAGTCGCATCAGAACCATCAGAAGTAAATGTGCTAAGTAATACTAAAGGTGTTTCATCAGCTAATCCCGATACTGTGCCACTAAAGCCATATGTACCTGCAAGATTTAAGCTATTGGCTTTAACCTTGGATAGTGATGTTCCAACCTCTCCAAATGCCATAATTAAAATCCTGATAATCTTACTATTGTTCCGTTTGTTAAATCACCATAAGCTACTATATTTCCACCTGAATAAGATTGGTCTACTTGAAATTTAATAGTATCTCCAACAGATAAATTTTTAACTGCTGCACAACTACATTGTCCAAAACTATTACCACTATCTTCCAATATTACTTGGTCTCTAGATTGACTAATACCTGTATCATTTACTTTAATAGTAATTCCAACTTGTCTCTCGCCACCAGTGCTTTGTGTAGCTTGAAAAGTTGCATTAAAAAACATGTGATATACTCCTGCTTTTGTAATAGTAAAAGTGCCTGATGAAATCGTTATGTTAGAACTTTCTGAAATATTCATACTTGTTATATTAGCACTAGAATCTGTATCTTGATTTCCATTGAGTCTCCAATGAGCATATGATTTTGGCATTAAATCATCAATATCTATTCTTTTTATTGTTCCTGCATCTGATATTAGTAATTCATCTGTTCCGTCTGGTAGTGCAGTTAATTCTGTATGTCCTGATATAACTGTGTTGTCAAAAGAATCTGCATTGACAGTTCCTGCTGCAGGACTAATTGTTCCCACTGCTTTTGCTTGGTGTATTACATAAATATTATTTGTACCACTAGGAGGTGCGGCAGCAAATGTTAATGTAGTGCCTGATAAACTATACGCAGAGTTTGGGTCTTGACGAACATTTTCTACAAAAACCTCTATGTCA